CCCGCCCCCCCCGCGACCGCAGTACGGGCGCGTTTGTTCGACCAGCTGGTCGGCAGCGGCAAGGGCTTCGAGATCGACAACAGCCTGCCGCCAGCAGATGACCTGCCGGAGAAGGTCCAGGCGAAAGCACCCAACCCCAGCAGCATCTGGGCTGCCCGTCGGCAAGCCACACAACCCCGTCCCGGCCAAGGAGCCTGAACATGAGCAAAACCTACGTAGAGCCGGTACATGCCGGCGAATTCCTGCTGTCCGAAGGCGCCGGCAAGATCTCCCGCGAAGTGATCGAGTTGGCCCCAGGCGATGCCCTGGCGGCTGGCCAAGTGCTGGGGCAGCTCACTGCCAGCGGGCAGTTCACCCCGTACAGCCCTGAAGCCGAGGACGGCAGCGAGACGGCCAAGTGCATCCTGTTTGCTTCTGTCGGGTCCTCCGAGGTGGTACGCCGTGGGCGTGCTGTCGTACGCCTGGCAGAGGTGAGCGAGGCATTGCTGACCGGCCTCGATCCTGACGGGGAGAAGTCCCTGGCGGCCCAGTTCATCATCGTTCGCTAATAGCGACCCCCTTTCACCCGACCCCGCCTTGTGCGGGGTTTCGCATTTTTGGAGTGGCTCATGGCCGACATTGATATTTTTGAAGACAACGCATTTACTGTCCCAGCGCTCACCGCTGCGATCAACGAGCAACCATTTGTACCAGGGCGCTTGGCCGAGTTGGGGCTGTTCGAGGAGGAGGGCGTCACCACGGTGACTGTCCAGGTAGAAAAAGACGGCGAGACCTTGGCGTTGGTGCCATCCGGTGAACGTGGCAGCTCGGGGCTGGTGGTCAACGGCAGCAAGCGGATCCTGTTGCCCTTCAACACTGTGCATCTCCCTGAGCGCTTCGCCATCAAGGCGGATGAGATTCAGGGCATCCGTGCTTTCGGTGAGCAAACCGAACTGCAGGCCGTGCAGGACGTCGTCAACAAGCGTTTGGCGAAAGCCCGTCGCCAGTTGGACGCTACGCATGAGTTTCATCGCATGGGCGCCCTGAACGGCGTGGTTCTGGATGCGGACGGCCGTACGGAACTGCTCAATATCTATGATCGTTTCGGGCTCGAACCGATTGAGATCGAGATGGAGTTGGCTACCGCAGGCACCGAGGTTCGGGTGAAGTGTGTCGACGCACTGGATGCACAGGAGGAGGCGCTTGGAGCGACTACCAGCAACGGTGCTCGAGCGTTCTGCGGCAAGAACTTCTGGCGGGCGCTGATCTCGCATCAGAGCGTTAAGAAGACCTACGAAGGCACACAATACGCCGCTGCGCTGCGTGCCGATGGTCGCGAAGCATTCGAGTTCGGCGGTATCACCTGGGAGCGCTATCGCGGCAAGGTGGGCGGCATTTCCTTCGTGCCGGATGACGAGGCCCGGTTGGTGCCGGAGGGTGTTCCCGGCCTGTGCATCACACGTTTCGCCCCGGCCGACTACATGGATACGGTTAATACCGAGGGGCTGCCTTACTACAGCCAGCTGGAAATGATGCCTTTCAAGAAGGGTGTAGACGGCGAGGCACAGTCGAACCCACTGCACCTGGTGACTCGCCCTCGCGCAATTATCCGCCTGAAGCGCTGACTATGGCTTTCCGCGATCTGATCGATGACGTGGACGAGGTGGTTTTCGACGTTCTGGCGGATCCGGTGGAAATTGATGGCCGCCCGGTTCTCGGGATGTTTTCGGCGCCCTGGCTGCAGCCCAAGCTCGGCCAGATCAGAACCGCTCTGCGTGAGCCGCACCTGGTCATCCGGGTCGGCGATAACGCGGGTGTCGAGGTAAAGCAACGGGTCGTGATTGATTTACCGCCAGAGGACGGTGGCGGCACCTACACCATCGCCGGCAGTGAGCCTGGAGGCGATGGCCTTGTAACGCTGATCTTGAGGAAGGCGGTATGAGTGTTGGTAGCTATCACAAGCAGTCTGCCAGCAGCGGGTTGATCTCCCTGCAACTGGACTCGCAAGCCCTCAAAGGCTTGCAGGATTTCACCAGACTGGTCCCCAAAGCGGCCCATGCCGCGCAACGACGGGCGATCAACAAGACGTTGCGCTGGCTTCGAACACACGTCGCCCGGGAGGTAGGCCGCCAAGAGCGCATCGCTATCGCGGCGGTCAGACAGCGGCTGAGGGCGTTCCCGGTCTCCAGCAGCGGTCAGGGCAAGCTCTGGTTCGGCATCAACCCCATCGAAGCCAGTCGCGCGGGCAGGCCCCGGCAGAGCCGTACAGGCGTTTCGGTGGCGGGCCGCAAGTACCAAGGCGCGTTCTTCAAGACGGTGTACGGCGGCAAGCCGGATATCTGGATCCGGACTGCAAGCAAGCACTTCGACGCAGACAGCTATCTGGATAGCGAGGTGTCAGGGGGAGGCGGTCGCCGTTCTGGTTGGATCTCTGAGAACGACAGCCGCTTCCCGCTGGCGAAGGCAAAGATTTCCCTGGAGGACGTCCGGCCTCACTTCGAGGCTTGGACCAGTCGCGCGCACGAGCGTCTGGTGGTCCTCATGGAACAAGAGCTGAACTTTGAATTACAGAAGTACCTTCGGAGGTCAGGCAATGGATGAGGATTTCATTCCACTAGGCCAGGTCTACGCGGCCATGGAACAGCACATCAGGGAAGCCATTCCAGGCTTGCAGTATGTGGGGACCATGCCAAGCGGCATTGAGGTCGTCCCACCGCCAGCGGTGGTGCTCGAACTGGCAGGATTCGAAAGTACCGAAGAGGACCCCGGGACGGGGCAGACTGCGGTCGATGCCCGTTTTGAAGCGCGCGTGCTTGTACCGGGGGAGGAAGACAACTGCTTACACATTGCTGCATTTGTGGCCGCTCAGTTGGCTGTGCTGCTCCGCATGCAGTCGTGGGGCTTGCCGGTGAGGTTCGCTGAGTTTGTACGGGCCGAGCGCGATTGGAGCAGGCCAGAGCTGGACGGCTTTGCGGTCTGGGTGGTCGAGTGGACTCAGATCATTTACCTAGGCCAGGAGGAGTGGCCGTGGCCCCGAGAGCCCGGCCCGGTGCTGTTCGCCTTCGATCCGGATAGCGGGAAGGGGAAGGAGCAGCACTACCAGCACCCGGAGGCCATGGAATGAGCTACGCGACCGCGCAGCATGACCGGATGCTGTCCGATCAGGTGATCAAGGGGTACGTCGTCGCTGTGGACCTGGTGGCGGGCAAGCTGCGCATGTCGGACGGTAGCGACTGGGTCAGCGCCTGGGTGCGTTGGCATGCCCTGGCTGCCGGCAAGGCCCGCCACTGGCGGTCGCCGAGCCTGGGCGAGCAGGGCGCTCTGATCAGCCCGAGCGGTGACCCTGCCCAAGGCACGTTTGTACCGGGGCTGTACGGCAATGCCGGCTCGCAGCCGGACAACCGCGACCATGTCGAGGTGTGGCGTTTCGATGATGGCGGCTCGCTGGTCTACGACTGGGAAGCCAACAGTTACACCATCAAGCTGCCCACGGGCACGGTCACCATCGAGGTCGCCGGCAGCAAGGCGGTTATCACCGACGACACGATCAGCGCCAAGACCACGACGATGACGGCCGAGGCGCAGGCCGCCACGATCAAGGCGCCGTCGATCACCCTGGAAGGTGAGGTGCTGATCAAGGGCGCGTTACGCGTAACGGGCGATATCAATGGCGGCGGGATGATCATCGACACCGCCGGCAACACGGCAAATCACAAGCACTGACAGCCCGCTCATGCGGGCTTTGTCTTATCTGGAGAATGCCTTATGGCTGACAAGAAATCAGCTCCAATCGATGAGGCGCCTGCCTCGGAGGCAACCGGCGCGACCGTTGTGGCTCACCTGGCTGCATCTAGGGCAGGTGCACACGTCACCTTCGCCGACACCGTCTACACCTCGCGCTCGCTTTACCTGGCCAAGGGCGAGGACCTGCGCGAGTTCAAGGTGGTGGCCAAGCGCGTCAGCGTGTCGGCCGACGACGCCGAGGCGCTGGCCTTCCTGGCTGATCACCCTGAGCTGCAGCGGCTGGACGGCTGACCATGATCGGCCTGGATCGCCGCACCGGCGAAGCTATCTCGGGCCTTGACCACCTGCGCCAATCCATCGAAGACATCTTGACCACGCCACTCGGCAGTCGCCGCATGCGGCCGGAATACGGCAGCAAGCTGCGGCGTTATGTCGACATGCCGGTCAACGAGGGGTGGAAAAGCGCGGTGCAGGCCGAGGTGGCCCGCTCGTTGGGCCGCTGGGAGCCGCGCTTGAGGCTGGAGCGGGTGGTGGTCATCTCGGTACTTGACGGGCAGATCGGCATGAAGCTGACCGGCGAGTACCTGGGTAGCACCGCTGTCATGGAGGTAACCGCATGATCGACCTTTCGCTGCTACCCCCGCCCGATGTGGTGGAGAGCGTGGATTTCGAGGAGCTGTATCAGGAAACCCTGGGCATCTTCCGGGCGTTCATGGGTGACCAGTGGACGGCGGTGCTGGAGTCCGACCCGGTCGTCAAGCTGATGGAAGTCATGGCCTATCGGGAAATGCTCACCCGCGCGCGGATCAACGCGGCGGCCAAGGCAAGCTTGCTGGCCTTTGCCAAGGGTAACGACCTGGTGAACCGCGCCGCTGACTACGGCGTGGAGAAGCTGGTCATTCGACCGGCCGACCCCGATGCGGTGCCGCCGGTTGAGGCGGTGATGGAAGGCGACGAGGAGCTGCGCTACCGCACGCGGCTGTCGCTTGAAGCATTGTCGGTGGCCGGCAGCAGCGGGGCCTATGAGTATCACGGGCTGAGCGCATCGGCCGAGCTGACCAACGTGTCGGTCGATTCGCCCCGGTTTTCCGGGGTGGAGTTGACGCCGGCAGTCCGCGCCCAGCTGCCGGCCGGGGCCATTGTCGTGGTCTGCGACTACGATGCAGGCCTGGCCAACCCACTGCCCGGTGACGTGTCGCTGGCCATCCTGCCCAGCCTCACCAGCACCACGCCGGTGGCGCAGCTGGTGGCCACGGTCAAGGCGGCCCTGTCGGCCGAGGAAGTGCGGCCGATCACTGACCGCCCCCGGGTGGCTGCCGGCATCCCCAGCGACTTCATGGTGGAGGCCGAGCTGCAGATTGAGGAAGGGCCTGACCCGGACGTGGTGAAAGCCACGGCCAAGGCAGGCTTGGACACCGCTATAGCAGCCGCGCGCCGCCTGCAGGGGCAGTTGCCCCTGTCGGCCATCTACGCCGCGTTACACGTAACGGGGATTCGGAGCGTGACCTTGAAGTACCCAGCGGCCGGGGTGGTGTGTGACAAGCGGCATTACCCCAACTGCACGTCGGTCGCGCTGACGACGAAGGTGGTGGCATGAGCCTGTTACCGCACAACGCCACCCAGCTGGAGCGCGCCCTGGAGGCCGCCGCCGACCTTGGCCTTGACCCGGACATTATCCGAGGCGTGGCCGACTCGGCGCGCTGCCCGCCCAACTTCCTGCCCTGGCTGGCATGGTCATGGAAGGTCGAGGGCTGGGAGTCGGCATATACCGACGATCAACGCCGCGCGCTGATCCGCGAGGCGATCCCGGTCCACAAGACCAAGGGCACGGTCGGCGCAATCCGGCGGGTGCTCAAGGCGGTCCGGGTCAACGCGGATTACAAGGAATGGCACGAGATCCCCAACGCGGCGCCGTACACGTTCCAGGTCACGGCATGGGCCAACGATAACCGGCCGGGCGAGGGCTCGATCATTTCGCCGCAGTTGGAGGAGCGCCTGCGCGCCCTGGTCGACGCGACGAAGAACGAGCGCAGCCACTACACCTTCCGGCTGGGTGCGCGCTTCGACAGCGGCCTGGTGGCGGCCAATGCATCCCGCTTGCAGGGCTGGGTACGTCGGTCGGCAGACGTGCAGCCGATCCCGCTGCCGCTTTTTGAGCAGCCGATGGGGCTGGTCAGCGTTTCCCAGCATCAGCAGTTGCAGCGGCATTCCGCCGACGCCCAGCCGGTGCCGTTGCCGCCTTCCGAGCAAACCCTGTCGCTTGCCAATGCGGCCCACGCGCGCTGCGTCTCCCGATGGTCTGCCGAGGCGCAAAGCGTACCTATCCAGCACGAAGCGGTATTGCTGGCCGCTAGCGCGGTCACCACCCGCACGTTCGTGCGCATCATGATGGAGGCTGTTCTATGAGTACCGCTTTAAAACCCCTGATCACCAAGGCCGGCCTGGCGGCGATCTGGAACGCAACGAGCACCGGTGTGCAGGCTGAAATCGCCTACATCGGCCTCGGTTCGCAGGGGTACACACCTACTGTCGACCAGAAGGCGCTGCGTGCCCAGGTCGTCAAATACCCAATCTCAGGCGGCGAAAAGCTGAGCAGTTCGCAGATTCACCTGACGGCTCTGGCCGATGACGACAAGGCCTTCTGGGTCCGCGAGGTCGGCATCTACTTTGCCGAC